TGAGCCACAGCGGCCGCGTCACGAAGCCGGCCGTTGGGTCGCCCCATGACGTAGTCGTTCTGAGCATCTAGTCGTCGGATGTTCATGGTTTTGCCATCACGGTTAGGGAACTGCTGCCAAGCGCCGCGTATGGCACACCGGTCAGGGTGTCGATACCCTTCCCCAGCACCACACCGTTAACCATCGGGAGCAAGATGGAGATGGAAGCCGCGGCGCCGATGTGCACCGTGCCGTCATTACGCACGGCCACACGGTTAGACCCGTCGCGGGTGCGCAGCTCGGCACCCAGCTGAGAGACGTCAACCAGCGCGCGTGGCTTGGTCTGAAACCCGATGAGCGCGAAGGCATCCGACAGGTCATGGTGTCGAAGGCTGGTGACGTCCTGAACACCGCCTGACAACCACCAAGCATCAATGCACCTCTCGGAGAAGACCAGCACAACAGGGTCACCGGGCGAGATGTCGAAGGTGAGCACACCACCGGGAAAGAACACCGGCACGTCAACACAGAGCGGCAGCTCCACCATCTTACCCGTGGCCAGAAGCAGCCGCCTCACCGCCGGCCGGCACTCCGCTGTCTGAAGGTCGTTGTTGTAACTCTTGAGCTCTCCGGGGAGCAGGGTGTGCGTCTCGAGTAGGAGACCGTGCACGAGGTTGCGGTCGGCGTCCTCGTCGTTGCCAGTGAACTGCTCAGTGTCGTCCAGCAGCGTGATCAGCTTGGGGTCCGTGATCATCGCCCACCTCCTGGCTGGCCGAAGGCCACGCACTCGACGTCAGTGGACCCGTCCGACCGGGTGTCGCACTCGTGCTTGAGCTTGTAGACCTTGTACCGGCCGTCAGGGTCGAGCCGCGCTAGCTGCTTGTCCCGCACCTTAGGCCCGGCGCTGTACTGCTGAAGAGCCTGGATCTTGATGTTATTGTTGTCAAGGATGATCAACCCGTTGACCCTCACCTGGGGGTTGAGTAGCATCCTCACCCGGATGCCCTTACCCGAGACCTCAGGAGCTCCGATCATGCCGGTGTCCGCGTTCACAACTACCGCCTCTGAGGGAAGAGCGGCGTCGGCCATGATGATGTCCAACGACCCATCCTGGATCGACCAAGCGGCTCCGTTCTCACGGGCGATGGTATCAAGCACGCTCCGCGCCGGACCGGCAAGCACGCGCCCACGCAGATAGCGGTACGGGTTGACGTGAATGGCACCGCGGCGAGTGTCGGGCATCGCCGCTAGGATTTGGTCAATGGCATCGTCCGCTGATTTGCCCGCAACCAACGTAGTATTTACAATCGCGTTGTAGTCCTTGTCGCCATCAGCGGCTTGGATCTCTGTGATCCAGTCGTTGGTGTCGCGGTAGTGGAACGGGTACTTGATGCTACCGCGGAACACGATGCGGCTGTTGCCAACGTGACCACTATCGATGACTACGTCGTCGTACTCGTTCTTGATGAGGCCCACGTGAGCTTCCGCCAGGTTGTAGATCAGGATGTTCGCCGTGTTAGGTGGCCCACGCAGCGACTTTTCCACCGTGTACTTGATGCGGAGCTTGTCGATGGACAGGCCACTGTTCAGGTTGCCGGTCAATTGCTTACCGACCACCACGCGTGTGGTTCGGATCCACTGGCGTGAATCAAGCATGCTCTACCTCACCAGGGCTGAACCACATGACCTGCACCCGCGACCCCAGGTCGGTAGGACCAGCATCCACCCCCAACCCAGCATCGGCGTTGGCGTCAACCGCGATCATAGTACCGAGGGCCGGCGCGAAGCTTCTGAGCAGGTCAGCTCCTAGTACCAGCGGCATCGCCGCTACCAACTGATCACCGGTAGCGGAGTCGTCGATGTCCATGGTCCAAACCTGTGCACGGTCGTTCCACTTGGTGGTGACCTGGTAACGAGTATCGCCCACGATGGTGGTGAACGTCCTCTGCGGGTCGCTAGTGAGAGGAAGCTTGATCATGGCCCGATGACCTGACCCTGGGTGGTGCTCACGCCCAGCATGTCTAGCCCCATCTTGAGGAACGACTTCTTAGCCTTCTTCTTGTCCGCGTCAGTTAGCTCCGCGCTCTCCTTCTCGCCATCGTTCTTCTTAGGGGCCACCGCGCGCTTCGTCTTCGCCTGCGTCGCAGGGTAGATGACCGTCTGAGTGGAGACATAGACGATCTCACGGAGCTCCACGGTGAACTTGAGCACCCGGCTGGTGTCCTTGTCCTGCTTGGTGCGAAGCGACGTGATGAGCATGCTGGAGTACAGATCGAGACCCGTCTGCACGCTGAACGGCTCGTGAGCTCGTCGCGCCTGGTTAAGCCACGCGTAGGCCGCCATGCTGCGTGACGTGCCTACCACCGCGAATGCGTCCTGGTCCTTACCAGGTGGCGGCAGGTCGCTCACCGCCGCGGTGATGGTTAGCCTGACTGGGCGGTCGAAGGCGTGGTCGGCGATGACCACGCCCGTCTCCACCGGGTTATCGGTCACCTCGGTCTCGAGCACAGCCTCCTCCACCTCCACGACGTCGAAGGTGCGGGACCAGGCACCGGCGTCCTGGCCCCCAAAGAACCGGCGGAAGACGGTTACTGACGGCATGAGTCAACCTCCCGAGCTCCTATTAGAGGAGCTCTATTGGTCGAGACCCTAGACCTACGGTCTGGAGCGCGTAGTAGGGCCGCTCTGGCCCAGCCTGGAGCAGCCTGGCGCATCCTCTACCTCGCCCTCGGTTGGTAGTTGCGGATCTTCTGGCTCGAGAGGGCCTCGCGGACGCTCGTGCCGGCCTCCTTGGCGCGTTGGGGCGTGTCCGCCTGCACGACGACGGTGTTGCCGCTCACGTAGACCGTGTCGCCGCCCGCCTTGGCGCTCAGTAGCTGAAGTAAGCCTGCTTGGACACCGGTAGCGGCGTCCAGCGTCGAGGCGGCGGACCCCGCGCCCTGAGCGCCCCGTGCCGTCATGAGCGACATGAGGTCGGATTGCTCAGCCCCGGCTGGCGCGTTCGTGGTGGGTAGGCCGCCGGTCAGCACCCGGGGCGCCACCGTCAAGTTCTCGAGGAGCTGACGCCGCGCGGCCTGGCCCTCAGCCGTGGTCATGTCCGGTGCCGCCTTCGCCTTGATGAGACCTAGCGCCCGCGCGGCCTCCACGATGTCGTTCCACACGTCGAGCATCACCTGGAGCGAGTCGGTGATCGCCTTGATGGCGGTGGGCCACCGTTCGCTCAGGTCCTTGAGCACCGACTCCTCACCGTTCTGCCAGGCGAGGAAGTCCTCTACCAGGAGGCCAACGGCTAGCATGACCAAGCCGATGGCGGCCGCCTTCACCGGGATCTTCGTCATCGCGAGCCAGAGGTTGTTCACCGCCTTCGCGATGCTCTCGATCGTTTCGTAGAACTTGATGCCGGCGAAAGCGACCAGCATGACCTTCATCGCGGTCCAGGCTAGGTTCGTCCGGCCGAGCGCCGTCTCGAGCTTGACCATCACGCCCCACAGCTTCTCGCCCCACTCCCAGATGTGACCGAGAACCTCCGACAACTTCTGGCCACCCTCATGGATGGCCTTGATGATCTTCACCTTGTTGGCCGTGAGCCACTTCTCGGTGACGGTCACAATCCGTTGAATCCATGGGCCCAGCTGGTTGGCGAGCAGCGTGGTGAGCTGGCCAGTCAAGATGTGGAAGCGCTTGAACGTCTTCGCCGTGCGCTCGGCCTGCTCGTAGTCCTTAGCGTCGAGGAGGCCCTTGCCCATTGCCGCCTGGACCTGCGCGCGCCACCCGGCGGACCCAGCGTCAGCCATCGCCTTCGCAATGAGCGGGTCGATGCCCAAGCGGCCGGCGATGGCGTTCCTCTTGGTGACGTCCATCCCCTTGAACTTGTCGGCCAGCTCACTCATCACCTGGTCAGCCGTCTTCACGTGGCCAGTGCTGTCCTTGACGGCGATGCCGAGCTGCTGGAAGAGCTTCACGTGGCGGCCGATGCCCATGGCGCTCATGCCGACCGCTCGGCTGATGCCCATGATCGCGCCCTGCATAGCCTCCATGCTCGAACTGTTCTCCACCGCCACCCGGCCCAGCGCGGCGACTCGCTCGGCGCTCATCCCCGTGACCTCGCTGAAGTCCTGGACCGCCGCCGCAGCACCCACCGACCGTTCGACGAACTCACCAACACGCTGCACGAGCTCGATGCCAAAGGCCACGCCCAGCGCTTCGACCGAGTGGGTCAGGTGCTGAACCTGGCTCTGGAACTTGGAGATGCCAGCATCGTCGATCTTCAGGCCAAGGGCCACGAAGAACTTCCCGATGATGGATTCTCCGGACTCCGTGCTCATGGTGCTGGCTTCTCCTTTGCTTTCAACCGGCGGCGGTACTCCTCGATCTCGTCGAGGACCTCGTGCATGTTAGCTAGGTCGTCTATGGAGTAGGTACCGTCCTCTAGCTTGTGGTAGTCGGAGCAGAGCTTGGGCTCACTGGTGCAGGGTCGCCAGAGGTACCAGGCGATGTTGGCACTGACGATTGGCTCGACCCCCTCATCATCGCGATCAGGCCTGAAGGTGAGAGGTCGCCTTGAAAAAAATCGGCAAAGTTGACCCTCAGAGCTGCGAGGAACACCTGCCAAAGCTCCTTGTTACGGCCCGCGAACTGCTCGTCGATGCCAGTCGAGGACCCATTCTCGCAGATGCGCACCTTCTTGCCGTCGATGCCCACGTGCTCAAACACTGCCACCATTGCGGTGAGGAGCTCCGGTTCAGACACACGAGCTGTGAGAAGCCCGATCGCCGCGGCGATGATCTGCGCAGACCCCGCCGCCTCACCAGCGGTGAACGCCTTGAACACCGGCTCACCCACGGCCTTCGCGATGATGAGCTCCACCCGGATCGCCTTGACGGGTGGCATCTGACGGATGAGGTAGGTCCGGTCATCCGTCTTGTACATGTCCTCCTTGATGGCCATGGGAGTTATCCCAGATTCTCGACCGTGATGGACGGCGACCCGAGGCCCATGAGGTCACCAAAGTCGTACTCCAGCCGCTGGAAGTTGAGCACCCACTCGTGCTCTGCCCCCTTCTCGCCATGCTTTGGCTGCGGCGGCTTCGTCACGTAGCCAGCGATTCCCACGATGACATCCTGGCGGTGCACATCCTTGACCACCAGGTTCAGCGGCCGGAAGATCTGAGACCCCATCTCGAGCTCCCGCAGCCGGTTCAGCAGATAGCGGTTTGAGCTGCTCGTCTGGAGGAGCTTGAACGTCACCTTGCCGGACTTGTCCGCGCTCACGCTCAGCATCATCTCGCCGGCAGCGCCGATGGTGGCTGAGGCAGAGTCGACGTTACGGTCAGCCGTGATGACGTCGTCACCAGACGCGTATCCCGTAACCTCGTGCTCGGCATCGATGACTGCCGTCACGTCCCTGAATGAGTAGACTCGCATGGTTCATGCTCCTTTTATCGTTGGAAGTTGACGACGATGTCGACACCCTGGAAGGCGCCCGCACCAACCAGAGCCACCTGGATCGGTGGGGCCTTGCGGGCTGCCTTGTCCGCGTCGCTCTGCGACGACACCGGGTCGGCATAGAGGTAGTAGCCCAGAGGCAGCAGGTCGCCGTTGGACAGGGCCCCGAACCCGTCGTGGGTCCAGGTTCCTGGCGCCGCCAGCCGGTTGCGGACCGCCTTCTCGCAGGTCGTGCTCGCCCCACCCAAGAGTATCTCAACACCCTTGTCAGTCTGCACGACCTTAGTGGGGGTGGTGGCCAGAGCGGTAAAGACCGCGTTGGCCATGTCCGCTTTGAACCAGTCGAGACCCATGACTTCATCGAAGTAGCGGCCCGACGGCGTGATGCCATTGAACAGCATGATGAAGCCGTTGGAAACCGTCGCCAGGTAGTTAACCCGCTTCGTGTCCAACGTTGCGTACTGCGTGGCGTCGAGGTTTTCTGGCAAGACACCAGGCTCTTGCTTGAACATGAGGACGATGGTGGAGTTGATCTGGTCGAAGTTCACCTGGAGCCCACGTGCCATGGCAGAGGCTGCGGCATAGTCGTTCGTCGTGCTGAACTGGAGGAGTGTGTGGGTGTACTGCGCCCCCTTCAGGAAGCTCGCCAAGTCTGTCGTGCTGGTGGCGTCGATGATCGGCGCGTCGGACGATGTGCAGAAGTGGAACTTCTCCGACCCCTCCGCCCAGAGCGAGGCATCCTTCTTGTCGTCGTCGTCCACCTCCTTAGTCAGGTGGAATCCGTACCACGAACCGTCCACCCGCTGGAGCGCGTCGAGGCTCGCGGTCACGGTTTCAATGGCCGCGCCCTGAGCTCGCGTCGCACCGGCCGTGACCGTCAGACCAAGCAGCGTCGAGAGGTCTGTCTGCACCGGATCCGTCACGGTCGAGGGCGGGATAGCGTACCCAACCACGCTGCTCGCGCCGGTAGTGGGAGACGTCACGACGAAGTTCGTACCGTCGTAGATGCAGGTGGTTCCAGTAAGCGCGGCGTTCAACGCCGTCTGGATGAGCGTCGCGACCGCTGAGAGGGTTCCCGCCGTGTGAAGGTCGAGCGCAGAGATGGGGTAATTGGTGCCGTCCACATTGATGTCAAATCCGCCATGGGTGATGGCGGTGAAGTCGGTTAAGGTGTCGCTCGACACGCCAGATCGGAGGCTGCCTGCCGACGCGGCGGTGAGCCGGCGGCCGATCATCAGCTCCTTGGGGGCGGGGCTCTGCGCGAAGTACACCTGCGCGAACTTGTACTCCTCGTCCGTCGTCTGGAAGTCTGCGCCGACGCCATCGACGTCGTTGTAGAGACGCAACCGGTCGTATACCGGCAGACGCGCCGAGCTCCCTACGCAAAGGCCGCGCGAGAAGGTAGGAGCGGCAGGCGCGGCTGCGGCGACGAGGACGGTCACATTGACGATGCGCGAAACAGGAACTGTGCTCATGTGGTCACCTCAGCATGGGTGGTTGTCAAACCGGTGCTTGTCTGAAACTTGATCTCGAGGTCAGCTTCGGCGAAGGCGTTCACGCCGATGACCACTGGGTCGGACACGTAGAACTCCAAGTCGACCTGGGTGCGGTCCTCATAGTTGCCGTCCACCGTGGCTGATAGGTCACGGCACTGGCTCGCTGTGATGTATCCCAGCCCGTACCCGCGCATACGCTCCGCAGCCTCGGAGGTCTCGAGCAGCTTGACTAGGGTGCGGGCCCGGCTCATGGTCTGGGCCACGGCTACCGGCAGGCCCGCGGGGTCCGCCTCGCCCGACCGATAGAAGTTGATCGAGGCCGTGAACTGGTCAATAGGGTCCGCCAGCTCGACCAGCTCCGCGTAGGCCGGCACGTAGCCGTAGACCCGCGGATTGTCCGCGTTGAACCGGCGGATATCGATGGACACCAGGTCGCTGCTAGTGATGCCCACCGTGGCGAAGTCATAGGTGGTTGTACCGGTCGCTCGGCGCTGGCGTGCAGGTTTGAAGTACCCCACCTGAGTGTCAAGCGTCTCCCGACAGAGGCGGCGGACCAGCCAGTTCACCGCAGACATATAGTCGCGGGGCTCAGACATGGCCGATGACCTCCCACGTGACACTGTTCTTAGTCTGGGCGGTGTCGATGCCCGGCTTGCTCGAGCCCTTGCGGTCGATGGTCGACTGCTTGTTTGGTGCCAGGTCCGAGGACCCAAACTCCTGCTTGATACGACCCGCGACGGTGGCACCCATGAGACCCAGCGCGCGGTCGGTGGTCATCTGGCCCTGCGCGATGAGCATGAGGTTCACCCTGCCCAGCCGCTGAAGCTCTTTGATGTTCTTGCGAATGCCGTTCCTAAAGATAGGCCGCTCCGGCGCGGTATCGGTACCGAACTCGAGCCAGCGGGCGGTGTCACCAAGGGTGACCTCCTTGCTGGGTTCGCCAGCCTCGTTCACGGCCGGGTCGTCAGGCACGCCGACCTTGACGTAGAACTCACCCGCTTTGAGCCGCGCGGCTAGGGCTTTGAGGCCCTTCTCCGTGGTATTCTCGATGATGCGGAGGCTCATACGGCCATCCTCTGCGCCAGAACCATGTACACACTCCACGGCGACAGGTCCTTGGCCTTCAGTGCCTGGTAGGTGACACCGTTGTAGACGATGAGATCCGGTAAGGTGGTCTTACCATCACCCGACCGGAGCTCCTCCTCACAAACAAACCAGCTTACGTCATCGAGACGCACCCCCTCAGGAAGCCATGCAGCGTCTGCCGTCTTGACCGGTGCTACCGCTCCGATGAGGGGCAGGTCAGTGGGGTAAGTGGTAGTGGTCTCACCCTCACCACCCGTGACCTCGGTCACGACCGGGCGGCGTCGCACGAA